TTAGTATTAGATAAATTAGGACATGGCAGTGCTAGTTTTGTGCCAATGTCGTTAAATAAATTACTAGAACTCCATAAATCTTTAGGTTCAATGGGTCAAAAAATACGTAAGGTATGAGCACTAAGATTTACAATGTCGAATTCCCCGATTGGTTTAATGACGGCAGAACAATGGAACAGCTTCTTGTTAGACTCTTGTTGGTCTATCTTACAGGTAAGGAATCGGGTGTCATCTGATGCCCTTTGCACTCATACCAGATGGATACTCACTAAAGAAGGTAACAAAGTTACAAGAGAAAGCAGTAAATGATAAGCGACGTCATGACAACGTTATGTTGCTTATTGAAAACCCGCAGATTATAACAATAGCTACAGGGATTATTACTGGAATATTAGTTAAGCAAGCTTTAGAAAGCGTAGAAATTCCAACAGTTGATAAGGATGCAATTCTAACAACTTATCAAAAATCAATAATATTACCATTTACGGCACCCGCTTCTTTAGTTGAAAAGTTTGGAATTGCAGATATACCAACAACTAAAGCAGAAACTGAAAAATTAATAAGAGATTTAGGATTAGGAAGGTTTTTATGAGCAGAGTTAGTATATTAGCTGAATTAGTTTTTAGAGGCCAACAAGTATTGCAAGCACTTAGAGAATTGCAGGATGATGAATGAGCGGGTTACTTCCATTATTGAAGCTTATCGTTGACTCGGGGGCGGTCTCACCAAAAGCCCCCACATCTAAATTTTTTCCATTTGGTAAACCTAAACCTAAAGGTAGAATTGCCACAGGTGACACACCTGCGTTTGGTGAATTAGGCCTTAAGAAATTTTTCTAGTTATTTGCGGGTGATAATGTGTATATCCGTACTCAACAAGCTCTTTAGACTCAACCGCAAATAACACCTTATGGATATAGAGCCTACAGTATTGTTAGCATATGCGATAATTTGGACAGTGTTTTATTTTTTCTTGTCTAATTATATCGCGGAATTAAGTCGAAAGAAATGGACCGCATGGGTTCAGTCCGACGATAGCGATGACGTTTTGATGGATGCACTAAGCGTTATAGTAGATGAAATAGAAGACCGCATGCATGATAAGCTTGAGACCTTCCAATCATCTTTTTTTGGTTCTTTGGGAGCGGCAAGCAAGAAGCTAGATGACGCTACAGGCCAAACAACACTTAAAGCATTAACCAAAGATAATCCAGTAATGGGCTTTGTGGCCGAATACATGATGAAAAGGGGTGGATTAGGGCAATTAGTTGGCCAGAATAGCCAAAACTCCCCTAGTAACGAGTCTAAAACTAGCACTAAGTTAGGGTTGAAATAGTCAATATAAATAATTATATAATTAATATATATGTATAACGGCTTATTTTTATTTTTTATGTTAACCTTATTTTGTTAAGAATATAAATAATATAATTATATATACTGCCTTGTTATGTGATATATGGTGAGACATTGAACTTTGGACTAGACAAACAAATAGAAAGATTAGTAGAAGTGTTAGCAGCATCTGCATTATTGCAGGTCAACAATAGAGATACAGAAGCATTTAGAAAATTAAGGGAACATGCTTTCCCTGAAAAAATTGATTTTGATACGGATGACCCTAATGTAATATTTAGTAAAACATATCAACAAGCCATATATTGTTGTGGCGATGATGATTGCGATGGAGTTAATTGCGAAGAATATGGAAAATGATTTGTAAACGATGCGAAATACAGCAAGGGAGACAATCACATAGAATGGTTGGCGGTTATTGCAGACATTGTCAGGGAGCGTTGAGAAATGGGTAGACCAAAAGGCAGGTTTACGGCCGCTAAAACATTTACATTAGATATTATGACTCTTGAATGGTTACACCGTGAATGCTTAGAACAGAAAATAAAAGCGTCAGCATTGCTAACACAGATTATAGAAAAACACCGTATTGGTTTAAAAACCCAAGTCCCCAAGAATGCTAATACAGTAGATGTATATTGTAGCACGTGTAATGATTGGTCTCCTCACGATGTTGATATGGTTTGTAAGGGATGCAATAATATAAACTTAGTTCTAAAAGCAAAGATTGAAGCAAGACGCCAGATATAAGTAGCTACTTAGATATGAGTATAACGGGGTGCTCCGTAGGCAACGCCCCCACAAGGACAAACATGGTAGTAAGACGAGGCAAGAAACGAACAGCACGCAGAAAGCGCTCATTTTCAATTAATTTATTAGAAACTGGCGCAGGATTAGCATTTTTAGATGCTGCAAATGCAGGAACAGCAGCACAACAAATGATAGGTGGAAATTTAAAAGGCGGATTGGAAACATTATCAGCCGCATTCAAAACTAACAAATCAGATTTTATTAAAATCGGCGCAGGAACTCTCGCCGCTAAATTGGTAACCAGTAGCTTAGGAGGAAGTAAAATTCTCGGAGCCGTGGGTCCTTTGAAGCTCAGAGTTTAAAATAGGAAATAAAAAATATGGCAATAGCAATAACACGTAGTAGCACGCAAACAACCACCACAGCAGGCGTTTTTGAAGCGCTTTCAAGCTTAGGTGCAAGTACAGTATCAAGTTCTTTTACTGTACCAACAAATGTATCAAGTATTAAATCACTAGCAATTTCTTTCTCTGTTGACGCAGTGGAAGAGTTCTGTGGTTTGGTTCGTATCTCAGGAAATGCGATGAAAGATGGAGATGCCGTCTTTAATGCAGGCGGACAATCCGCTATGCCTTCATCTGTTGGATCCAATATGATGTATGTTCAAATTGATACAGACCTAGCCGTACAGGCTGGAAACTCTGTTGAATTTGCAATAGCAACCACATCAGCAGCAACCGTTGACGCAGTAGTAACCGCACAATTCGCTTAGGAGTCTTATGGCTCTAACAGGCGGCGGCGGCGCTGGTAATGTAGCAGGGGGAGCAAACCCTAGTGGAACAAGTAACAGCCTTGTTTATTTGGGAGATAACAAATACGCAGGTTGGAGCGGCACCGCAATTGCTACCAATGGAACAAATGCGCCGTTGTTTGATTTTACAACACAAACCCAAGCAATATTAGCCGAAATAACTTATATGGTAAATGATATAGATTTAGATGATGCTAAGTTTATTGGTCTTGAAATAAGTATTAACGGTGAATTAATAGGTAATATAGTAGATAATAGCAGTTCGGCACGTTCTTTAGGGACATTATTAACGCCATTAAGAATTGCTTTTCCTGCCCAATCAAGAATTGTGATTGAAGGAACAACAAATGACACTAGTGATATTACAGTATCAGCCGTAATAATAGGGAAAGGTGTATAATGCCTAAAAAGAAACTAACTAAAGCACAAGCAAAACAGAAATTTAAAAACATTAATAGAGATTTATATGATTTAGTATTAGATAAATTAGGACATGGCAGTGCTAGTTTTGTGCCAATGTCG